AGGGATACATCTATTGAAGGGGGGTGAGGAATTTGGAAGTATAAGAAATGCAGCTTTAAAGATATTCACTGAATGTGCCTTATAGGGATTATAGGAGGAAATGCATGATTAATGATTTAATTAATTCAATTAATGTAATGTTAGTTGAAAAATTCCCAAATGCAAAAGTATATGTCTCAAAGTCAGATGAAGAATTTATAAGGCCTTCTTTTTTTATTCGTTACATTACTAGTAAGCAAAATGATTTAAATAGAAATAGTTATACAAATGACATAACTATGAAGATTATTTATTTTGCCCCACTAGATGAGTTTATGAATGCTGATTTGATGGCTCAAAATGAAATTTGGGATACAATGCGAGAGATCTTTAGTGGTGGATATATAAAAGTCTTGGATAGAGCTGCAAAGATAAAGAAGTTAAGAGGTAGATCAAAAATTTCAGAAATACATCTGAAATTTAAGATAAACTTTACGCAAGACAAGACATTTAATATACCTGAAAGCCCTAAAGCAGACACAATTAATTTGAAATTTTAAGGAGGAATGAAAAATGGGAGAACCATCCATAGAAATTATATTTAAACAAGCAGGAATCACTGCAATAAAAAGAGGAAATAGAGGTGTAGTAGCACTTATTTTAAAAGATACTATGCCAGATTCATATAGTAATCCAATAAAGATGGAAACTATAGATGAAATTCCAGAAACATTATCAGATTTTAACAAGGAACAAATAAAACTTGCTATGATAGGATATCAAAATCCACCAAAACAAGTGATTGCTTATATAGAGGCGAAGGATGCTACTGATTATTCAAAGGCGCAAGATTATTTAGAAACTATAAAATGGGATTATGTTGTAGTTCCAAGCATTGGGTTAGCAGCAGATGGTACATCTGATACAGAAGCAAATATAACATCAAGAGCAACAGATTTTGCTACTTGGATTAAGCAATTAAGAAGTACTAAGGATATTAGAGTTAAAGCAGTACTTCCACATTGTCCAGCAGATAGTGAAGGAATAATAAATTTTAGTACTGATGATATTAAAACAGCAGATAAAACTTATACAACATCAGAATATTGTTCAAGGATTGCAGGAATGCTAGCTGGAACACCATTAACTATTAGTGCTACATTTGCGCCACTATCAGAAGTAATTGATGTTCCACATTTAAAGAAAGAGGAAAGAGATGTCGCGATTGATGCAGGTAAATTAATTTTAGTTAATGATGGAAAGAAAGTTAAGATTGATAGAGCTGTAAATAGTTTTGTTACTACTATTGAAAACAAAGGTGAGGATTTTAAGAAAATCAAAATCGTAGACATTATGGATTTAATACATGATGATGTTAAGACAACTGCTGAAGATAATTATATTGGTAAATATCCAAATGATTATGATCATAAATGTTTGCTAATCACTGCGATTAATGGATATTTTGAAGGATTAGAACTTGATGGATTATTAGATAGAAGCATAGAAGGACAAAACAGAGCAGAACTTGATTTAGATGCACAAAAAGTTTACTTAAAGAGTCAAGGAATAGATATTGGAGCTATGAAAGATCAAGAAATAAAAGAAAGTAATACTGGTTCTCAAGTTTTTCTAAGAGGACAAGCTATTATATTAGATGCAATTGAAGACATTAAATTTCAAATATATATATAGGAGGCGGTTATAATGCCACAAGCAAAAGATATTATAAATGGAACCTGGGGAGAAGCTTGGATTAATGGAGAATATGTTTCAGAAGTCTCAGCTCTTCAAGCAAAAGTCACTTTAACAAAGGTAGATGTTAATTTTACAAGAGATTTATGGAAGAGAAGTAAAGTAACTGGAATAGAGGGCAAAGGAACATTGAAATTACATCATGTAAGTTCAAGAATGAGTATTTTAATGAAAGATAATATTAAGCAAGGAAAGCAAACAGTTTGTACAATCATATCTAAATTAGCAGACCCTGATGCATTGGGTGCTGAAAGAGTAGTACTTAAAGATGTTACTTTTGATGAATTAACAGTTGTAGATTGGGAAGTTAAGAAAAATGGTGAGGAAACTCTTCCATTTACTTTCTCAGGATATGATTTCTTAGATTTAATAGAACCACAATAAAAGAAAGTAGATAGATACCAAAAGTAAAAATAGTAATTAGAAACCCTTTTGTTTAAGAACATGGGGGTTTTCTAAATTTTAAGAAGTGGAGATGAAGATTATGAATTTAGTTGAACAATTATTAAAAATAGATGCGGGTAAAATTGAGTTACCATCAAAAGAGGTGAAACTTAAACTTGCGAAACTTGGAAAAACTGAGATTGTATTTACATGTACTGCTATTTCTATGGAAAAATATAATGAAATCCAAGAAAGAGTATTGCAAGTAGATAAAAAGGGGAATATACAAGGATTTGCTACAGCTAAGGCGAAGATAGAAACAGTACTTGCAGGTGTTCCAGAGCTTAGATCAGAGGAACTTATGAAACATTTTAAGGCACCAACTCCAAAGGAACTTATGAATAAAATATTTTTACCTGGTGAAGTTGATATTTTAGCAGATACAGTAACAGAAATATCAGGAGTTGAATCTTCATCTAAAAAGGAAGATATAAAAAACTTATAAGCACTGATGAAACTGTGAATCTCCTATATCACTGCTGGAAATTACATGATAAGTGGCCAGCAGAAACTTTAAATAGAGGATTTGGAGAAAAGATTATCATCAGTGCTTTTATTGAACAAGAAATTGAAGATAAAATGAAACAAATGGAAGCCTTGTATTCAGGAGGTGATGATTAATGCCGTTTGAACTAAGTTCAGCATTATTAAAAGTTGTTGATGGAGCTCAAAAAGCTCAAAAGGCAATTGATAGTTTATCACAAATAGCTTCAAAAGCATCAGAAAGTGTACAAGCAATATCTAAAGCAGCAGAATCAGTAGGTAAAGTTAAAAGTAGCTTTAATGATACAAGAGATGCAGTAGGAAATGTAAGAACGTCTGTTTCTAATTTAATACAAGCATTTACAGATAACACTGGGGAAAGATCTATTGAAAATATTGGAGAGAAAGCTAAAGAGGTAGTTAAATCAATATCTAATGCATCGAAAACGGTTAAAGATATGATAAATAATTTTAAAAATGCAAAAGATGAGATTGAAAATGTAAAAAACACTGTATCAGATTTGTTTAAAACTTTTACAGGTAATGATTTGGTTAAAAAATCTTTTGGGGGTATAAGTAAAAAGGTCGCCGAAACAGCTCAAAAAATTACTAAATCAACCAAAAATTCTAAAGTGCCAAAGACTACAGAATCAGCTGGAACTGGAAGTAAAGTGCCTAATGTCTTGAATATAGCCAGACAATCAATGGGAAAAGTCGGTGAATTAACTCCTTCTATGTCAGGACCATTAGAGAGTTTAGCTGGAGGTTTTGAAAAAATTAAATCATTTATTTCAACTGCTTTTACCGCATTTATTAATTTATCATTACCACTTAAAATTGTTATTGGAGTAGTTGCATTATTAGCAGTTGCATTTGCTACAAATTTTGGTGGAATAAGAGATATAGTTATGGGAGTATTTAATAAAATTTCAGGCGCAGTAAAATCCGCAATAGATGTATTTAAGAAAACAGGAAGTGCAGCGGAAGGTATAGGAGCTTTATTTACTAATTTATTTGGACCTAAAGTGGGTACAGCTGTAACAAATACTATAAACGTAATAACTACTATAGTTAAATCTTTAATAGAATATGTTAAGGCACATATGCCACAAATTAAAGCTACAATTCAAAATGTATTTAGTGGTATTCAATCTGTTTGGAATTCGGTTTTAAAACCTGTATTAATGTTTGTAATTCAAATGTTCGGAAAGTTGATAAGCTTTGTAATAACTAACTGGCCACTTATAAAACAAACTATTTCAACCGTTATGACAGCTATACGGAATGTCATAGTATCAGTATTAAATGGAATAAAAACTTTTTGGGATGCACATGGACAAACTATAAA